CGCTGGACTATTTGCTTTTTTGCAGGTATCGTAATATGCTTGGTATTCTTTTCTGTAAGCTTCAAAAGCTGGCTCTAGCTTCGCCAAAACTGCTGCTGAATCTGTCAAATCTTCTTTAGCATCTAGCGTCAATACTAAAGGCTGAATCTTAGTTCTCAAGAAATGGTCAGGGCAAGAAGTTCCCATAGGAGCCAGTCTTGCCAAATCATTACTGTTTATAAACTCTAGCACCACATCGGCATCAGTAAAATGACCAATCATGCGGTTTTCAGAAGAGCACAGTCCACGTAAAAGTGGCATTAGCTCAGCGGCTTTATCAAGACGCTCTTGTTTTGGCAGGCTTTCTATTTTCTGTCCACCAAAAACACTTCCTTTTTCTGCTATTTTTTTCTCAATGTACTCTGATGCCATTTCAATAACCTCAAGACTATTGATGTAGCAATCATAGGAGTTGTCTGCCCATGTAAATAAACCATGACTACCCAATACTATTCCTCTGATGCCTGGATTTTCTGCCAAACATTTTTCTAGCTGTAAACCAAGGTCAAAACCTGGACGCTGCCAAGGTACCCAACCCATGGTATCTCCCCATATTTCTTTTGTAACCTTCTCGCTGTCTTCAGCAGCAGCTACCGCAATAAGGGCATCTGGGTGAAGGTGGTCAATATGAGCAAAAGGTAAAAGACCGTGAAGAGGCGTGTCAATAGAAGGAGCACGGCTGTCAAGGTCATAAATGCAATGATTAAAAAGGCCAACCATACGGTCTTCGTCTTCTAGTCCTCCGTACACATCTTTAAGGTTACGAAGTCTTTCTGTATATAATCCTGCTATGCCCGAACGGGTCAATGTTCCTATATCTCCACCTGAACCTTTAATCCACATTACCTCTACTTCTTCATTGGTAAGTGGGTCTTTTTCGATGGTTTTGCAGCTAGTATTTCCGCCACCATAATTGGTGATTCGGAGGTCCGCACCCAAGATGTTAGATCTATATAAAAATGGTATAGTAGCACACGTACAAATTCACGATGAACTTTGTATTTCTGTAAAAGATCAAGAGCAAGCAGATAAAATTGTTGAGATCATGCAGAATGCAGTTACTTTGGAAGTCCCCAACAAAGTCGACTGTGAATTAGCAAACACTTGGGGAGATATTAATGGTTGATTATGGCTTATTTAAATGCGAACATACCGCCAATTTACGCAAAAATTAGAAGGGAGTATTTATATGATCTTAAAAAACATCACGGAGAAGTTGAAGACTGTATTATCTTTGGTATTACCTCTATGGGAGGTCGTGCTATCTTATGGCATGCGCTTATGGAAAATGGTGCAATCTTTTATCGTCTCCCAATTACGGCTTTTATTCAACGTGGTTATGAACCCGAGTCTGTTCCATCCAAGAGACTTGATGAACTGGAACTTTGGAATTCTTTTAGTTATTATCCTACTGTTACTAGTTGGTCTATTTTAAGCGCAGCTTCAGGAAAATACATAGGTAAAGATAAAAAATGGCATCATGGCCACTATTTATTTACTATTGACTGGGCACATCCAGAGAGTAATATACTCGATACCGATCATTCGGAAATACCGCACGAACATAAGTGCGCCCACATAATTGCATTAGAAGATGGTAATTATGCTGCCCAGCCAAACAATAGGTGTATCTGGGACCTACCTTCATTTACAGTCAAAGATAATATTCCTGATTGGAAGGTGCAAACTAATGAGTGGAACGTGGAAGATACCGGTAAATGGAAAACAGAAGACACCGATAATTTCTTTTACGAAATCGAGGAGAAAAAAAATGAGTAGTATATGTAAGGATTGTGGACACAGACATAGAGGTATTGCGGAATGTAAATTCTGTGATTGTGTATGGGAAACATTAACATTGGACCACAGTTGGATTGAAGCTGTAAAAACTTGGTTTAGAAAATTAATATTTTGGAAGTAAAAATCATGGAGTATTGTAGGATGAATTATTATTTTACAGGTGCATTGATTATAGCTTTTGTATTAATAGCTCTTTTCCTACAACCAGGATACATACCTAGATGAGCAACAAACCATTAAGAATATCGGAAGAGGCTGCCGTTCAGATGCCTATGAAGACGGTTGCCAGTTTGATTGCGTTAGTTGCAATCGGCACCTGGGCATACTTTGGTGTTATTGAAACGCAAAATCAACATAATACAAGATTACAGTTAATGGAATCTGATCTTGGAAAAAATACAGAATTTAGAATTAAATGGCCAAGAGGATTAATGGGATCATTACCTGCAGACTCTGAGCAGTTTATGTTAATTGAAGATCTATATAAAACTACAGAGAAGTTAACAATTAATCAAGAAATGAATACAAGTAATAAACTTCGTATTGAGTTTATGGAAAAACAAATATCTAAAATGTTAGATGATATTGAAAAATTAAAAGATCAAAACAGGGAAATAAAATATACAAATGGAAACGGTAATTAGTAGCGTAGTTGCTCTCTGTATGTTTATAGCAGGTGAGTTAAAAGAACATAGAATACAACAATCAATGAGTGATTGTTTAAAAGGGAAAAGACTTGCAGAACGTGATATAAATGTTAATGTTCAGTATATGTGCGGGAAGGTAGAAGCAGAACTTGAGTCAAACATAGACGGATCAAAGTCTATCAAAAAAATTATTACAGAAAAATAAACACTTTTAAAATAGACATTTTTGTTTTATATCTTACTTAGGAAAGTATGGTATGAACCAGGAGGTATTATGAAACTATGAAAAAGGGACTTTATGCAAATATTAACGCCAGAAAAAAAGCTGGTAAAAGTAGATCAAAATCTAAATCAACAATATCTAAAAAAGCTTATAAGAATATGAGAAAAGGTTTTCCTAAGTGATAGCAAGACCTTCTTTTAAAAATACAATGACGAAACCAAATAAGAAAAAAGTTAAAAAACAATACTTAGCAGGAACATCTGGTGCGTTAAGATCAAAAAGAAAAGCAGCATTAAAAAGATTAAATAAAAATAATAAAGGTTCTGGAGTTTTACCAGGAGATAAAAAAGATGGAAAATTTGTAGGATCCAAAAAGAAAAGTAAACATAATAAAAAATTTAAGGAGATGTACGGATGAGCTCAACTGCTACTGCAATTAAAAATAAAGCTAAAAAATCTGGAGTGTCAGCTTCTAAGATAAGACAAATTTATAATAGAGGTTTAGCAGCGTACAGAACAAGTGGTCATAGAAAAGGTGTTAGTCCGCAAGCTTGGGCTATGGCTAGAGTTAATTCTGCTTTGACAGGCGGTAAAGCAGCAAAAGTTGATAAAGATATTTTAAAAGGTAAAAAAGATAAAAACAGAAGAGCAGACGGACGTAAAAAGAAACCTAAAAAGAAAACAGCATAATGGCATTAGAAGTAGAACTAGATAAAAAGAAACTTGAATATACTAACGAAGATGGACAAAAGGTTCGTGTAGATGTAGATCAAGATTTAACAGAAAAAGAAGAAGAAGCTTTTGAATCAAATCACTATGCTAATTTAGCAGAAGAATTAGAAAATCAAGAAGTTTTAAATATTGGTAAATCTTTAATAAGAGCTTACGAAGATGATAAAGCTTCAAGAAAAGATTGGGAAGATCAATACTCTAAAGGTTTAAAAATGTTAGGAGTAGTTGTTGAAGATAGACAAGATCCTTTCCCGGGAGCTTCAGGTGTTCATCATCCATTAATGTCAGAGGCTGCAACTCAGTTTCAAGCAAGAGCTATTTCTGAAATGTTTCCAGCAGGTGGTCCTGTTAAAACTCAGATAATTGGAAAGCAATCAGATAAAAAATTAGAACAAGCTCAACGTGTTCAAGACTTTATGAATTATCAAGTTACTAATCAGATTACAGATTATTTTAACGAACTAGATCAAATGTTATTTTATTTAGCATTGGCTGGTTCAGCATTTAAAAAAATATATTTTGATAATTCTCTAGATAGAATTTGTTCAAAATTTGTACCAGCAGACCAGTTTGTTATTTCATATGAAAATACAGATTTAGAAACTGCTGAAAGATATACACAAGTAATGAAACTTACTACAAACGAAATTAAAAGAAGACAAGTAGAAGGATTTTATAGAGATGTACCTGTAACACAAAATCAAGGTGGTCAAAATTCTTCTGACTTAGTACAATCGACAATAGAAAAATTAGAAGGTATGTCAACTTCTATGTCAGATAAAATTCATACTATTTTAGAAATACATGCAGATATAGATTTAGGAGAAGATGAATCAGGTTTAGCTCTTCCATATATTGTAACTGTAGATTATGAATCAGGTCAAACTTTAGCTATTAGAAGAAATTGGAAAGAAGACGATCCATTAAAAAGAAAAAGAACTTATTTTATACATTATAAATATCTTCCTGGCTTAGGCTTCTACGGCTTTGGCCTTATTCAAATGATCGGCGGTTTGCAACACGCTAGTACAGGAGCACTTCGTGCTTTATTAGATTCAGCTGCCTTTGCTAATCTCAATGGTGGATTCAAAGCCAAAGGAGCTAGAATAGAAGGTGGAGATATTACAGTCTCACCTGGTGAATGGGTCGATGTTGAAGCATATGGCGATGATCTGCGAAAGAGTTTTATCCCTCTTCCTTTCAAAGAACCTTCTGCAACCTTATTACAACTAATGGGTATTGTGGTAAATGCAGGCCAACGATTCGCGTCTATCGCTGATATGCAGGTAGGTGACGGTAATCAAGGAGCTGCTGTCGGTACAACCGTGGCATTACTAGAACGTGGTTCTCGAGTAATGTCGGCGATACACAAAAGATTATACAATTCACTCAAGAGTGAATTTAAACAATTAGTGAGAATCTTCTCGTTATACTTACCACCAGAATATCCCTAT